TATCTCAGTAGTGCCTTTACATCCTTCCCACTCTGCCCTTGGAATAAAAACGCTTTTTGTGTCAACTCTTTGGTTTAGATATAAATTTCTAAATGAGGCTTCAAACGATGTGAACTTTAACAACGCTTCATTCATCCTTAATATTTGTTCGTTCTGTCGAAGAATTGTTCGTGTAAATTCGATTACTTCTTCTGTTGGTTTTATAATCTCAACTTTATCGGTTATAAGTCCTTTCATTTTTTCCTCCTAACTATTAGATAGACGCAATGCGTCTTTACTTATTAAACATTAAACCTCTCCTGTAAGCATTTTTTTAATCTCTTCCTGTGTTTTCCCATCATAAGGGCTTGTTTTTTCAACTGCCCTGTCCTTACTTTTTAAACCAACTGCCATAGCTAAGGCCACTGCCCCGTCTATTCTAAATCTTGTCTGGCTCTTATCAATTTTTCTATTTCCAGCTGCGTCCGATATTGTTATTGTATTAGAAATATTCCACGTTAAACATGGATGACCATCATGGATAAGTAGTCTATCAATTATAGAAATTTCTAGGGCTTCAACAGCCCCTGTCATAGAAACGTATCCTTGGCCCCAAGGAACAAGCCTAATTCCTATAACCTGTTTGTCTTTTCCCTCTACATAACAATCTAACCCTATCTCATCCATGGCATTCATAAGATCGTCTATTCTATATCTATCGAATGCTATTCCTAAAATATTATAGTTTTTATTAATTTCTGCTAATTCTTGAGCTATAAAAGAATATTGTATCGCTCTTCCCGGGGTAGTTTTTATAAATCCTTGATTTTTCCATAAAGAATAAGGAACTCTATCCCTGTCCTCATGCTCTTTTAACGAATCTTTAGGCTTCCAAAACCAAGATTTTACCTTGCTGTATTCGCCGTCTGACACGCCAACAAGGGCGCTTAAATCTATTTTGCCGGACAAATCCAACGCTAAATATATATCAGAACCTATAGGTATCTCAGTAGTGCCTTTACATCCTTCCCACTCTGCCCTTGGAATAAAAACGCTTTTTGTGTCAACTCTTTGGTTTAGATATAAATTTCTAAATGAGGCTTCAAACGATGGCATTCTTTTTGCCCTTTGAGCCTGAGCCCTTATGTCCTCTAATGACCTAAATATATCCAACGCAGGATTAGCTAACTTCCAAAGTTTCTCATCTTCAAGGACATTTTCAGCATTATCAGGTACAGAATGTAAACGACAAACTGTTGTAGGGTCAAGCCCTGAAAGCCCATCGTCTATGAGTATTGATAAAATATGTTGAGGATCGTTTGATTGTGTGCTTATCACCACAAACAAAGGCTCGGCTCTTGCTCCCATAGAGGAATCTAAAGCATTATATAAATTCATGTTCTTGGCTTGCGCCAATTCATCATATATAATAAGTGTCGGATTTTCGCCGTATTGTTGGCCAGCCTCAGCGCAAAGAACTTTATAAACCGAACCATTAGAATAACAAACCATCGTCTTTGTGCTATCTACAATTTTTATATATGATGAAAGCTCAAGGTCAGCGTCTACTATTTGTTTTGCATATTTAAAAATAATACCTGCCTGTTTTTTTGTCGTAGCCGCAGAATATATTTCTCCATTTAATTCTGCTTCTGGCCCAACAAGATGAGCTAAAACAAGCCCAGTAATTAAGGTACTTTTTCCATTTTTCCTGGCCAAACTTAAAATAGCTCTACGAACACATCTTAATAAGTTACCTTTTTTTTTATATGCTGGTGTATAAATATCTTTAATAAAATCTTTCTGAAACTTTTCTAACTTAAATGATTTGCCAGCTCCTTCTCCTGAAGGAACAATTAGCTTTTCTATAAAATCAATTACTCTTTGCGCTCTGGCTTTATTTTGCATTTTTAATTAAACCAGCAAACTTACTTCTCTCTCCTGTTTTTGGTTTTACTCCAAGACCTGCCCGAGCAGCAGGAGTTATCCCTAATTGAGCCGCATATCTTAGTACATCTCTGGCGGCAGTATTAGATACACCAACCAAAGGATGGGGTATCATGTTTCCGTGGTGTGTTGTTTGAATTAACGCCTTAAGTTTCGAGCCACGTTTTCTAATCTTGCCTAACTCTTCCTCTGCCTGTTTCCACCGGCTATAACTTACACAATAAGCCGCCAATATAGCCATGTCTATTCTAAATAATACCCCCATAGCATGAAGGCCATCACAAACCCTATTCCATTCTTCCAGGCCATATATATCAAGATGTGACGGAGGAGTTGGCTTAGAAGTATCAAACGGCATTGGCTCATTTTTGGGTAGAGGCCTTTTACCCGGGTTACCTTCTAGTAATTTTAACGCTGTTGGTTTAATTTTTCGGCCTTTTTTTGCCATTATTTGTCCTTATTCTCTAGTGAAATATATATTAACAATTACCTTTCTTTCCGCCTTTCTTTGGGCCATCTGGTTTATTTGTTCCTTTACCTTTGCCGCCACCATGTCCATCTCTTTTTCCTCCGCCTTTTAAACCGTTACCGTCTTTGTTTGGCATTACTTATTACCTCCTTTTTTATTCTTTTCAATATATTTTTTAAACCAAGCTTTTATCATAATTTTTTAATATAACGACAAAATCACTTGCCAGTGACACTGCCAGTTTTATCGGCAGGGTTGCTGGTCAATGTGGATTGATTGGTTATAAAAGTGTTTAAAGTTAATCCGCTTTTTTTGTAAATCTTCCGCTACTTTCTATACACTTTGATGTCTCAACTTGTTTAGAAGAAACTGTATGACAACTATCGCAAACAAAACCAAGCGTTTTTACAGTTTTTATACTTGTCCTTTTCCAAGCAGAAATCAAACCAGGAATAGGTTGACCAAGTAATTTCCCGCAATCTAAACAAAAATACTCTTTCATAAAATTATTTATAACGTCATAATAAGCGGTGAGGTACGAATCCGCTTCATTTTTTTGTTAGACCTTTTTGCTTGCAGGCCAATTAAATCCACAAGCTGCCTTTGGTTTCCTGTTTCGGACTTCTTGCCCTGAAGCTTTCCATGTTTTTTCAACGTCTTCCATTTGCGACTTAGTGCCTTCTAAACCAAGCTCGTAATAAAAAAACAGACATGGCTTAAATCCTACTATTACATTTAGGCCATTTTCACGAGCAATTTTAACCAAATTATTAAGCTTGTATTGCCCTAAGCCTACCCATCGTTTATATTTCATAGCTTTTATTTTTAGAGGTCTAACGGTTGAGTTCACCTGTGAGAGGCTGCCTTGTAGCCTCGAATCAGGTGTAACGATTAGTTATATTTCTTCTGCCTCTGTTTCAAATACATCGCCTAAGCTAACTTCATTAGAACATTGATGACAAAGTGTAGGCATCCAAAATGCGTTTTTATCTTCCTCTGCTTTTTCAATAGCTTCTTCGGGTGAATCTGCCTCATATTCTCCAACAATTATACTTGCTGTGATATTTCCTATGACCTGATATTTTGCCATTTTGTATCCTTTCTAATAAATATAACGTTGAGTTCAGTGGTGCGAAGGCTGTTTTTTGGCCTTTGCATCCATCTGAAACGATTTGTTATAAATTTCTTCTTTTGGATTTATTATCCACTTTTTACACATATTGCACTGCCCGACAGGTTGTTGTTTCCTTTTCGTAAAATATAATTCAATATCACCATTACATAAATTATGTTTAAAATTTGTTTTCATAAAATTATTTATAACGATTAATATACGAAGTTCGTATTTTATGGTTTATTTGGTTATAACTACTAGATAGACGCAATGCGCCTTTATTGATATTAAAATAACTTATTCTCATATTTTAATTCTTCCTTTGTTCCAAGGATGATTAGTATCTATTGGCAATCCATCAACTGAAGCAGCTTGACTATAACCACGGGATTCTTCTACTCTCTTTATCCCAGAATGACAGGTGGCACAAACTGATTCAAAACTACTCTCATCCCAGAATTTTTCAGGATCATTTTTGTGTGGTGGGTTGTGATGAATTATAGTAGCCGGAGTATCTTTGCCAGATTTAGAGCAGTAAACACAAAGAGGGTTAGCCGCTAAGTGTATTTTAATTAACTTGCGCCATCTAGTTGTATCATATAGCCTCTTTTTTAACATATTATTTTTACCGAAGAATATTACGCTATTTATTGGCCTTTTTAAGAGCCTCTTTAAATGCTGTCCGAAAACTAGACGCTTTTGTTTGTTTTATAGCTTTATGTATTATAACAACAGATTCTTTGTTGACTGCGCAGGCTTTTTTAATTTTCCTGCACTTTGGGCTCTCTTCTAGTTATTGATATTCTCATTCTGCTTATCCAATAAGTTCTTTATAATTTTATCCCCTCCGCTAGAAATATTTTTGGGATATTTTTTCTTATAGACGACATCAAATAGCTGTCTAATTTTTTCTCTACTAAACCAGTCAATTCGGTTAGAAATTTCAACCAAACTCAAGATAGAATTGTCGTCTTGATCTAAAATAATATCAATAGATTTACCTAGTTCCTTTATTTGTTCAAAAATATCTATCCGGTCTATCATTTTCGGCTCCGCATAAAAAACATTAACTTAAACAAACTATATCACATGATCATAAAAAAACAAACACAAACTAACATAAAGGCAAAAACTTTTACATTGACCCCTATTTTATATTTGCGGAAGTTTTTGTTAAAG